TGCGTTAGTTCAGTTGGTTAGAATACATGCCTGTCACGCATGGGGTCACGGGTTCGAGTCCCGTACGCACCGCGAAGAAGCGACAAAGGGGATTAAACGAAAGTTTATTCCCTTTTGTTTTATAATCAATTACTTATCTTTATACTACTATTACTCAGCACTCTTACAGTGGGTTATAACATAATGTTTAACTCATTGCAAGGAATAACTAAAAACCACGCTAAAACGCTCAATGTGGTACAGTGGTACATCTTGCAATAAAAATCGTGGTACACACTATGAGCAACAATTTACCTATTATTCGCTTCGTCTTCGATCGACGTAAAAAAGCAACGGATAAAGTAACTTCTTCCGTTGAGTTGGAAATTTATTTCAGCCGTAACCAACGGCGTAGACTGAGCACCGGCATTAAATTGTATGCCGGACAATGGGATGATAAACTACATGCTATCAACCGCACAGATGGTATCCTTATAAATGCACGTCTTACCGAAATTTACAAAAGACATGAACAAGTCTTTTATGACATGTATGCACAAGGTTTAACGGCCACTTGGGAGAATTACGAACTTTTCATCAAAGGAGAAGTCAAAAAAGAAATTCCCACCTCCTTTCTTTCTTATATGAGAAAAAGAATAGAAGAGCGCGGACTGAGACAGTCAACCAAAATTTCGCAAATTGTTGCTTTAGAAGCGTTGGCTCGCTTTGGGAAAATAGACTCCTTTGCCTCATTAACGTCGGCGAACATTGCGGCATTTGATATTTTCCTTCGGACGGAAGACCCTAAACGTAGCCAAGCAACAATACACAATTATCACAAGAGAATTAAAGTATATGTAAATGAAGTGTATGCCTTGGAATATATTGACAGGAACCCCTATGACCGGTTTAATGATAAACGCGGCAAACATAAACCCCGCAAACCACTAACATCTGAAGAGCTAAAGATTCTGCGTGAAGCCAATCTAACAGGCAAATTAGATCGTGTCCGCGATTTGTTTGTGTTCTGTTGCTATACAGGGTTGGCATATTGCGACATGAACACCTTTGACTACTATAAAGATGTTATTTCAGAAGGCGGAATGCAATATATCGATGGTGAACGCATTAAAACAGGAACGAGTTTTCTCGCACCACTCTTGCAACCAGCTTTACAGATATTGGAGAAATACAATTATAAGCTACCTTCAATATCTGATCAGAAGTACAATGATTATCTACATGTCATCGAGGAAAAGCTGGATTTTCGAAAACCCTTAACGAGTCATATCGCGCGCCACACATTCGCTACAACGGTCTGCCTTGCAAACGACATACCTATTGCAACGTTAAGCCGAATGCTGGGACACCGACATATAAGTACTACAGAAATATACGCTAAAGTAATGGACACGTCGGTAAAACGATACGCAGAAAGATTGAATGGCATAATATAAGCCTCAACACAACAGAAGGAGTAGCCATTAAGACACTCCTTCTACAAATTCCCTTAACCGATACAATCTGTCAATAACTGGATTAATAGATATCATCATTTTGGAGATTATACCAAAGAATGTATTACACTATATTAGCGAATAAATAACAGATTTTCTTTCCCAAATGGATGCGACTTGATATTTTTGCATTCATTCTTTGGAATAATCAATGTTTCTTGCTTCTCTTTATTGAGAATAAAATAATAACCTGAGTTACAACCAATTACATAATAATACTCTTTTCTAGTGTCAACATATAAACCTTCATACTCAAAACTTATAAAATCGTAATAAGCATTTTGTTCTTTGAAATTTGGTGTATATAGCACCTTTTCTCTTTTATCATACTTTTGGAGTTCTCCATTTATGTACAGATATTGCATCATGGGCTGAAACAAAGATAATGCAGATATCCAAAAAAGTGAAAAATATAGAGAAGTAATATTTGTTTTGTATGATAAAATAAATTGTAGTATTACAATAATCAAACAAACCATCTCTAAAATTGATTGATTCATGCGAAATAAAGACAAAACAAACCAAGATATAGACAAAAAGACTATAATAGAAATACCTATTACTGTATATTTTTGATACTTATTATCTGTATCATTTGTAGGAATAAATAAGTAAAAACAAATCAGCACCATTAAAATTATAATTATAGACATAAAATAATCTGCAAATGACATGAAAATATCTTGTAAGTCAGAATAAGCTAAAATATTAATGCCAAAACAAGCATACCAAATAGATGATCTTATTATCGACAAAACAAAAAATATACTCAGAATTAGTTTCTTGTTTTTATTAAAAGTTCTATACGTATTTCTCAGAACAACTAATTTCCTTGACTGCCTAAACATATAAGAATTTGAATGAATAGTGCGTTCTTCATTTGTAAGTTGATCTTTTCCTTTCTTTGTTTTCTTTTTCATCTTTAATCAATTTTGAATCTAAGTTATGATATTCTTTGCTAATTTAAACATTTTATTTACAATAATACAAAAAAGGAAGATTTTAAACCATTTTATTTATCAAATTCATTATCAATTATAATAACGTAGTTTTAAAGGAGCATCATAGTTCTTAATTATGTTTTTTTCGCTGTAGTTGATGTTTTATTCCATTGTAATTCTTTATGCTATAGTGAAGTAATACTGTGCCTAATTTTCTTTATTTTTATTATTTTCTATACCAATTTTTAATTCCAGATAAATAATCACAACATATCGCCGAAGTTCGATAAATTTTCATAATCATATCAGAACTGATATCCATAAAATGAATAATCGTTTCTCTAGTTGGGATTCTTTTTCTAGTATCTACATAAATAATCTGCTTGAAAAGATCCGCATTGTTAATAAATATTAAAAACTTTTACTTTTATATTACGAAACTACTAAAATATGTACTTTTGTAAAGTACAGACAATGCCGCTGTATGGTCGATATAAAATAGAGCTTTTATTTGTCTGTACTCTTATCAAAAGATTATAATGAGAACATCAGTGGTTAGAAGTTATCCGAGTGAGGGAGCTTACACTGAAGGTTATCAAAATCGTTCTCTTCAATATTAATAAAAACGAAAAGAACAATGAGCATTTTATTTGCTTTTCTATTCGCAGTAGCAGTTGAAGTAGCAGCGCATTATGCAATAAAAGGCATAGACCTGTTATATGAAGCTGCAAGGAGATAGACAAAGAGAAAAAGATAAGAAAAAAAACGAATGTTTTCAGGGAGGTATTAAAGTATCTCCCTGTTTTTACCATTGAAATAAATTATAGCTCACTCCAGCTCCGACGTAGAAACCGCTCGGATAACCATAACCAGCTTGCACACCAAGACCCCACCTAAACTTATCCTTAATCTTAACTGTATGATAGATATCATTCGTTATTGTATGAGTAACCGTTCTCGGATATATCTCAATACTATCCAGCCTCGGACGATACCCGCTAACCCATGCCCGGTATAGACTATCCTCATAATAAGCCTGTTCACGTTGAACAACAGTGTCGCCAATACGAATAGTATCTGTTAGCTGGAAAACTAACAGAGGAGCCATAGGTGCGGAGATAAGTAACGTATCAACCTTTACAACAGTCTTTACCTTTGTCTTGATACGTATTTCTGCCGGCAAAGGCTCATGCGGACGGAACCAAGCAACCACACAAGCCACAGCCAGCAATATGACTAATATCCAAGGCAGCTTTTTCATAGAGCAAGCACTTGTTTACGGTTTGCCCCTTCACGATAGCTCACGTGTACCCAAGCAAAGTTCTTCTCGTCAATGAGCTGGTCAAAAGGGAGCCCCAGCGATTGAATCAGATAAAACAGCCTTTTGTTTTCCTTCGGGCTTCCACCGGTTATATCTGCCGCCCGTCCAGTCATGTGGTCGCTCGTAGCTGAACCTTTCACGGCTTTATTGAGTGCCGAGCAACGGAAACCACTGTTCACCCGTATAGGCTTACCGTATGCCTCCCGCAATGGATCGAGAACATTATCCACTAATGCAGTCATATTGACTACATGCTCTTTCTTACACCGGTTATCAATTCCCAGACTATCGGCCGTCTCTGACTTACAGAGTTCAGCAATTGTAAAGTACTTCATTTCTGTACCTCCTTTATTTTCTTGATTAATTCCAAAGCATCTTTCTCCGATGCGCACTTAACGATATTGGCTATCACTCCGGGCAACTCTGCCGCATGGCTACGCTTCCTCTTATTGTGTTCCCATACACTCCGAAACTCGATAATCAATACACCAACTGTGATAATCATCGTCATGTATGGTAATACATACCAAGTAAAGAGTAACCCCAATGTATCGAACATTAGTCCAAACAACATCATACGCCAGTAGTCGCCAGCCTTGGCAAATGTTCTACGCAACCCCTTACTGTCAACCTTCTCTTTCATCACTCTTGCAGTCTGCACGCCATCCCACATATCAATCAGTACAGATACAAACATTACTAACCAGCACATCAATGTCACCCCGATATGACGATATAGGTTAGTCAAATCCAACGCATGTAAGAAATCTAATACATCTTTCATTTTCCTTTCACTATTTTAATTATTAATACTACCTTTGCTATCGCATAAGACCGTTAAGGTCTTAGTATTTTGTCGTTATCCCGCCCGGCCAGTGATGGTAGGACGGGATTTTTATAACTTAATTAAGTTCTATCAATATTTCCTATTTTAAGAAATCCATTGTCTTCATAGATAAAGTTTTTATAGGTACCATCATATTTACTTAGATCATTCTTTGATGGAATCCCCTTCATTTGTACAAGTAAATCCCCTTCTACAGTATCTCCAAAACCGGCATTACCACAATGAAAAGAAAGATTGCGTAGAAAATAGTCAATTCCAGCACTTCTTAACTCTACTACAGCGGCACTTTTGAAATAAAATCCATGCTGATCTATTTTCAACGTTGTAATACCTTCCGATAATTCCAAAGAATCGAAAGAACCTTGTACTCCGGATAATGTTCCTGCAAACACCCCACTTGTGGCATTCACTTCGCCATTGAATCTGTACTTCTTATTTTTAGGATCAAGTTCAAATACAACCTCATTATCAACCAAAGCAAATATACCGGAACGTTCGACACCATCAATAGTAATACACTTATCACCTTGCACGATGCCAGTCAAAACTGGTTCTTTAGCGGTGCCGGTGTTCTTTCCTGTAAACAGTTTCGGAGATATCATATACTCGCTGCCTATCTGTACTTTATTGGTATCCCAGTCCGTTATCCAGCCGGGGACATCTGACAGGCTTTCCCACTGGAGAATAGCATCCTTCATCGTACAGACGTACTTGTTTTTAGCGATATCCCACTTCCAGGATATTGCACCACCAGCAAGATAACCTGATCTGTCCGCATTGAATTTAGCGGAACCATCGCCAAATTCCGCTGATCCATCAGGATGAATACAGTAAACCGTATGCCCATCGGTATCTGTACCTTTTATCATACCGTTTTCACAGTAGAAGCCTTTAGCCCCATCTCCACCGGGGATATCGCCTCCCATACGCATCTTTACCTTACCAGTCCAATCCTTACTGTCAAGGCCAAACATGATGTCAATGGCAGGCTGTCCGCTTTCATCAGCGTGGATATAGATGGCAGACTGCCGGTTCTTGTCTACGGAGTTGCCGAACTGCACGATATCGTTTCCAACCTCCGGAGGATTGATCACATTACCCTCTTCATCCTTATCGAATTCTGACACCAAAACATGAATCACAGCATCCACAACGGAAGATATCTCCACGTGATAGAAAGTTTGTTTAGTACCTGTATAGGTTTGACACCGCATGAAGTCATGAGCGACAAAGCTCATAGTCTCATCCTCCAACGTGATGAGGTATTCAGTGCCGTCTTCGGAGAGAGTAACAGTAGCTATCTTACCACATGCCTGGCTGATACCTAAAGACCCGATTATCGCACGCATCTTGCTTACCAGCATCTCGAACACGATAAACTGTTCACGCACCCGTATCGAATCAATCTCAAGCATCCATTTGCCCTTTACATACTCCCAGATTTTCCACCCATACCCAGCAAATCCGGACACGAAATCCTCTACAACTTCTGCCACCCATTCACCGGCCGCATTCATCACCTGCCTGCCCGTCTTCTTGGCGGAAGCAAGCATGCCTACAATCTTAGCCGTACTTAATATTGCCATAATCAAACCTCCTCTATTTCTATCGCATTCCAGCCGGTACGTACCCATGATTGAGTATTGCCCATATATATATCGAGAATACCGTCAGAACCGACTGTCACATTATCCATTTCTATGAAAGTAGAATTGTTGTTTGTAGGATTGAAACCTGAAGGTGAATTAGCTGACACTCCATTCGCTTCATACGTTATTCCGGAAATCTGAGCACTCGTAAGCGTTTTTTGAGTGGAATACAATACTTTAACTTTATATGTACCGGATTTTATTCCGGTCAATCTTACAAGACCACGGATAGAGGGGTAAGCGCCTGCATTATATACACCGTACATCACGTTAATATATGCATCCGGATAAACGCCCATATCCCCACTCAACACCGGGTTGGTTGATGAAGATGTATCAAAATCAGCTACTCCGGCAGGAAGACTGTCAGCACTTACAACCATATTTCCGACCGTTTCTCCCGATGTGTTATAAACCGGGGAGTCGCCCTGAGCCGTTGAGAAACGAGCTCTGACCTTGCTTGCTTTCTGCCCATTGGGCAAAGTGACAAGTGAAGCCGCCTCGGCAGGAAACAGTATAATACCGCCGCCGGCTCCACCGCCACCACCAATACTCTTAAAGTTACAGATAACAGCCTTGTTAGCCTGTACATTTGTTACCGTGGCTGTACCCGAGGCTGTACCGACACCGGTAGACGAAGTAGCGAATGACCAACTTCCGATTTCATAACCATCGTTTGCCTGCGCTGACAGATTAGCGGTACCTCCCTGAGCCACAATCTGAGAAGCGGGGGTGACAGTACCATATTCGCTATTATTAGATGTACCTGTTACTGTGAAAGACGCGGAAGGCTGTTCGGCATAATTAATCGAACTTGACTTAATGGCTGATTCTCCATAAGCGTTTTTCACCTGTACATATACCGTCTTATTTCCGTAAGCATTAGATAATGTATATGAGATTGTTTTCGATGTTCCTGCTATCCACGATACACCAGCCATGCTCGCATCTTCACTCACTTTATAATGAGTGATCCCTCCAGTAACGCCCAATACAATAGAGACCATCCTGTCATAAGTGGTAGTAGCTCCGCTATTGATAGAGATGGAGTTTAGAACAGGCGGATTCTCATTTGCGGTGAGCCGCGCCAGGAAAGGTGTCTGCAAGTCACTATTCAACATGGACACAAAACACATGGCATCTTCTTTATCAATATCAGAAGATGTCTGTTCATATTTTGACGTATATTTTTCAGCGAGTTCAAGAAGATGACTATTATAGTTTACATTGATAAGCAATTCACCATTTTTCAAGCCGAAGGCTAACTTCATAACATCCTTATTGACACTAATGGCCGGAGTAGATGAGAGGTTACCGCTTACTTTTTTTAATAGCAGCGAAAATTCAAATCTCTTAAAAAGAGGCATACGGGCTATTTTGGCTTTGATAATCAAATTTCCATCGGCTACGGATGATGTCATAACGGAGAAGGCACGGGTGAACAAGTACTCATACACTTCTTCAGGACCTGCCATCCAGATGGTATCGTTACCGCCCTTGCCATAAGTATCATATAAATAATCCAGAAAAGGTTTCACGGCATCCGTCCACTTTATCTGCTCCGAACTGTCAGCCACCACATGACCGCCCATATAGATATAAGGATGATCATTACGAACCGCTTCCGCATCCACATAACCGCACAATTGCTCATAAGTCATGCCGTCATAGGTCTTACGGCCCAATAAGCCCGTTTTAACTTCAAAATCCACCTTGGTTAAATTGTCGGTGCCGTAATTAAGATTTAACTTATTGTGATAATGATAGATATAGTCCAACGTCTCAGCCGTCTCAGGATATCCAGTCGTACCGCCAGGCACAAGTAACAGATATGGAAAATAACCAGTCTTCTCAGCAAGCCTGTCACCGCACATCTCAATACTTTCCAAGGGGTTATCCTGATTCCCGCCTCCGTGATTCATGGCAGTGTTGAAGAAGTCAAGGAATGTCACCATCTCGGACCAACGGACATACTGATAAGGAAAAGAATCCGAATGAATCTCATCCTTCATAGTCGAGCTATAACTAACCCAGCCGCTATCAACACGAAAACGGATATCATGGCCACAACCGTCCGTACTGCACAATACACGGTCGGGTGTAAAGCCGGTCGTCGGAGGCATGCCGTCGTGATAGTTATATGTGTCGTCAATGTATTTCTTATTGATATACTTAAATATCAGAGAGTAAATCCCAAGAATAGAATCATCCGTAGTCCAGGAGAGTGCAAACTTCTTGTTATATTTCAGTGCGGGCATGCCTACACTGATTTCAGCGGCTGAGGTTATACCAAGGTCTGACAATGGGATAGACAGTTCGAAGGCGTCATAAGAAAGAACCCCCTTAACATACTGAACCGTTAGCAATACTTTCGGAATACCAGTCACAGACTCATTGCATACTATCTCAGCAACCGTGTCGAGATGCTCATTAACATATATCCTCTTAACAGAATAGGCAGAAGGAAGAAAATCGCTACCTACAGAAACCGAAAGGCTCGGAATTGAGAGGTACAAACCGTCTCCGCAGGGAAATGGAGAAAGTACAACCGTAGTGGAGTTACCGCTGATAGCCGGTAATCCACCTATTTCAGCAGTCAGCTCATAGACCGTATATTCTTTACCTCCATACCGTAAGACACCCGCCTCGTGTTCTTCAAGGCTGATTACACTACCTGATAATACATCTATACGGTTTTCCAAGGCTTTAACCTTAGTATCCATTTCGGACAAAGTTAATTTATCGGCTGTCGTATAGTCATTTGTTGACAGCCCTTTGCCTGATACAGCGTCCACTTTGCTGTTAACAGCGGAAACCACCTGATTAAACTCAGCCGCTGACAATGTATCACCGGTATTCTTTGAGGGAATATTCAAATTTGCCATATCATCTTATTTTTTATATTAACCTAATGCTAAAGAGAATGTATAAGGAAAGCCGGTTGCAGGTGGAGTTACACCGCCTCGAATTACAGAGATTGGAATAAACACCATCTGCTGGATTCTTCTATCAAAAACAGGGATAAGCATATTATCTTCATCTATATTCCCCGAGAACAAGGTTGGGGCTGCATACCCCCACTCATTTTCTCCCTTGACAGGTAATGAACCAACCGGAGCATTATCTACAGAAGGGTTGACATTATTAAGACCACCGAATGATAAATCCGTTGCTTCCACCGGAGCAATCTCCATCAAAGCGTCTTCATCCTCTTCGATAAGCGTGTCAATATCCTCTTCAAGCAAACAAGACATTAAAGCAGCCGGGGTGTTTTGTTTTGGAAGGCGAACTATCAAACCATTTTCAACCGTACTTCCATTGGACAGGGTGATGTGACCGGAGGCGGTGTCTTTTTCCACCTTAGATAAAAAAATATTCTTTAAAGCCTCGTTATTTGCCGTTATTTCAGCCAACACTCGAAGCGCGGACATTACGTCCGTATCAGATAATTCCTCTACTTCTGTTTTTTTCAGAAGTAGGCGATCTATTAAATCCCCACCAATTTTTATCCCACTCAGATAATTAACTATAGCCGTGACATCACTGTCGTCCACCTTGCTAATAAATTCTTTCAATGCCCGAAGCGAAGACATCACATTCTTATCCGTCAGAGATTTGATATCATCCTTTTTCACGATATCGACACCTTCACCGCCACCCTGATTGATAACAGTGTTACCGGAAGATGTACGTGTAACAGAAGTCCCAATCGGATATTTCTCCGATCTGGGCTTTGCCGGCGCAGTGGATGATATGATAGCTACCTTTTTCATGCTTAAACCTCAATCATTATACATTCAAAGCGGTTCATCTTATAGTCTATCGAACCACCTGTACAGATGAATTTCTTATTAACCAAAAAAGTGTCGGACAATCTTGTTATCGGAGATAAATCCGCACGCTCTTTTATTTCCTGGGTAAGTTTAATACGGGTGGCACTATAATGATTGATGCAACGGGTGATCATCATCTCCTCGGGGCGGATCGTATTGTCGAGGATGCTGTTATATAAGTTATCCCGCAGATAATCATTGCCTAACATGACTTTACTATAGCAGACACCATCATTATTATAAGATGAGATTTTAAATTCAATCTCATCCAGTTCGTTGATGTAGGTTTCATTCAGAATATTTTCATAAATCCGGTCTGAATTATCCGTTAAATCGTCTAGATCGTCCCTTCGCTTATATTCCATCTTTAAATCTTTGATATAATATCCTACCCCTGCAAAAAACTGTGTATAATTTCCCGGTTGTGGCTGCAATGGATACATACAGAATCTCACCTCACCGGTTAAAGGCTTTCCTTTAGGCAATTCGATTACATAACCAGTTAAGCCATCATAAGGCTGGGATAATTTTTTGGTATTTTCAATAGATGCAAAACTTCCCCCCGTAATATCGGCTAAAGGGAATTTTACTTCAAAGCGTTCTATCGTTGAGTTATTTACAAACTCACTTCCATTGTAATAATAATCACCTATTGAAAATTCACACAATGCACGTACATAACCATTTCGTTTCTTATCATCGGTTGATAAATCGTCATTCTCTGTAACTTGTACAGAACAGCTAATCGCTACGGCACCATCTAGATAGGCTGCGAGGGGCAATTGACTTTTGAATGTCAATATAGGAACACGCGAAAGCCAAGTGTAATTACTTCCAGACTTTTGTGTCCCTCTTCGAACTTGTATCAAATTCTCCCAATTATAGTTAGAGATTTCAGGTTCTCCATTTACTATTTTATATTCGCACCGTTTTATTATCATACCTCCCATTAAAGAGTCCGGGTTATTTTTATACGTCTCAAACTGTTCATCGGACAAATCGCCCCCCTGTGGAGAATAATGGAACAAACGGTATACATCGGGATAATAAAAACGTTTAGCGGTTACTTTATCACCCGATTGTTTATCTTGTGAAGCGTATAACTTGAGTCTATCAAAATCTTCATCTGGGAATATTTGCGCTACCGGATAATTACCACATTTCACGGTTGCCTTGTTATATCCAGGTAGTACGTCCAGCGAATGATTAGCACCTGCAAAACCAATATCCTGCACCGACAATTCATTAACCTGGGTATTTGCTTTATTTTCCAATCCGATGTCGTATTGATGATATATTCCGGTGTGGTCCACGTCAACAAAATAAAGATCACCCTTCCAGTCCGCGCAGGTCCAGTTAAGGAATTTACAAACCTCCTCTAAAACTTCCTTTAACTTCATTGGCTTATCATCTTCATCGAAGAAATCCTGTTCACTCAGTGTCATACTGGCAAACACATTCTCTTCCGTAGAATATGCCTCCTGGCTGGAGGCGTAGACATGAGGGATAAAGACAAAATTATATTGTCCGGAAGCTGTAGAAATACACCGTTGTAACAAACGCCATATAGAAACAAATGCTTTACTTTCCCCTTCAATCGTATAGTCTATAAATTCCAATACAGACATAGCGGATATACATTCTATTTCCAGGACGAATGTCTCTGATGCGTAATCTTGTGTATAGAGTTCCGGTTTGATGAAACCGCACCAAGTTATAACACCAGCTTTCTTGAATGTTACCCGATACTGCCGGTATTCTGTTGAAAACAAGGTTTGCAGGTAATCATTACCGACAACCTGCAATTTTGCCGTTGAAAATCGGGTAGGTGTGTAAAGAAACTCTTCGCCCTCTATATCTACTGTAAACGGGGTAGCACCAGCGGTTAACTCCGTCGGTGTACCTTCGTATCCATCTTTTTCGATTTCCACCACACAAGGAATATTATCCAGCGTGGCGAAAGGAACTGTGTAAATCAAACTATAGCTCATAATTTCTTTCCGGTTGATTTCATATAGTTTTTCAATGAGAGATAGATATCGGAACCACGCACCTTATCGAACCCGATATGAACTGATTGCCCTTGCGAAGAACCTATTTTACCCGAATTGATAGCCTCGAACAAATTAGATTGCTGCCTACCGTTCAAAATCATTTCCCCGGCATTCACCCGGGTTAGAATCTTGTCACCCGAAGATGGACCACCGGTAACAATGCCGCCGCCTGCAAACTTAGGGATTACGGCAAAAGCAGCTATAGCTGCGGCAATGGCACCGCCAATGGCAACAATATTCCACGGAAAAGGTAATTTTGCAGCACTCGCACCAGCAGCACTTGCTCCCTTAGCAGTGTTGGCGGCTACCTCGGTAGTAGCCGCGGATTTTTCTGCCTGGGTTTCGGCGATAGTGGCAGCAATACCTTTTGCAGCATTGGCTACTTTTTCATCCGAAGCGACTTTATCAATCGCGGCCTCTGCCTCTTTTGCCCTGGCTAATTTATTGGTCAATTCCGTTAATGTCTCAATGGTCTTAATAATGCTCATAAGCCCATCAATGGTATTTGTTATTGCATTCCAGACAGCCATGATACGCTCCCAACCGGACGCATCTACATCATTCATGACATCACGGAGACTCTCAAAAGAACTGACCATTCGGTCGGAACTGCTGGCTACATCCTTAATCCTGGAATATAAGCCTTCGTTCAGTTCTTTACTGAACGATTTTATATCTTCCCGCACTTGTGCCAACTTGAGAGCATCTTCCAATGTGGGAACATTGGCTATTCCATTGGCTATTTCGTCAGAAATTTCCTGCCCTAACTCTCTGTAACGCTCTTTTAGTTTTTCAGCGTATTCTTTAGCTTTATCAAGATTTTCAGAGGCTATATCCGCACTCGATTTCTTATAATCAAACGTTGTATCACGAGACTTCATTTTTATTGGAGATGAAAGTAGCTTTGCATTAAGCTGCATCACCGCAATAAATAAATCCGCCTCCTTTCCAATTCCTTTGATTCCTGCGGCACTCTTGGCGGCTTCAATCGAAAGGGAAATGATACTTTCGTCCAATTTCTTTTGAGAAGCAAGACCTTTGGCTTGCTGTTGCTGAACCTCCCGCACCTTGGCATTATAATCCTTCTGAACTTTTTCAAATTCAACCAGAGCGGCATTCTTATCCTGATTGGCGATAGCTTTTTCAGCGGCAGTTTTGAGATTTCTAAAGTATTCACTTTCCAAAACTTCTTTATCTCCGGTTCCTTTGGCCTGCGTAAACATTTTTATGTTAAGCTCTCCAAGGGCTTTATTGTACTCCGCCTGAGTGATCTTGCCTATTTCCAGTTCTGCGCCTAATTCCTCATACTGCTTTCTATATGATTCTTGCTGCTTTTGAAGAACGGACTTCTCATCGCCTTCATTGGCATTTCTTGTTGGAGTTGCCTTGGTTAAATGCTCCCCAGCTCTTTGAGTAGCGTCACTAATAACTAATGCATTTAGAATGTATTTTTCCAGCGCATTGCTTACATCTGAAATAGAAATGCCTCTATTTAAGTTGCCATTCAATTCTAATTCTTCGGCTATAGCATTTTGATATGCAAAGCGATTCCTTTCAGAAGTTTCTCGACCTGAATACAATTTAGCAAGCCTATCCATTTGGGCTGTAGTTAAACCGATATCTCCAGCTAATTTAGCATTCCGTTCTGTATATTCCCCAACAGTATTAAAGGCGTGTTCGGCGATAGCCGCTTCTTTCAACAGCCCAACTCTATCTTTTACCAGTTTATTTAGTTCCTCTTGCGATTTATTTTCTACTCCAAGCATTTTTTGTAACTCGGATTGTGCTGTATTAATAGCTTGTTGACTTTTTGTTCGATCATTCATTATTTTTGCTAAAGCCTGCATACGAGTTATCTCTTGAGTAACACCTGCTGAGAGAAGGCTTTTTTTATAATCAGAGAATATATTCCGAACACGTTTAGCCTCTTTATACATTAAAAAAAGTTTTCCTATAACCGCAGTGATGGCAGTAACAATAATCATCGGTTTAAATGCCGCCCACAATGCTTTTATTTGTAACACAAGCTTACCCACGGCAACTTTGGTTACATTACAAAATCTTCCCCAAGCCGATTGTGATTTCACCGCGGCTGCTTCTGCGGCTGCAACTTTAGCAGCTTCCGCCGCAGCAACCTCTTTAGCAGTCCTTTCCGCAAGTGTCTTCTCTGCACTGGCAAAATTCTTTTGTGCTATAGCCAGTCTTTCCCGTGCTGCAATAGCATCGTTATATGTCTGCGCTTGTAGATTGGCATTCTGAGCAGCGATAACCTCAGCTTTAGAGGCTTCTAATGTTATTTCTGCGGCTACACGTTCCCTTGTGGCTTTCAACATAGCCTTAGCCGTGGACTGCGCATCAACTATCTTCTTTGCGTCTGCTGCCTTTTGCTCTGCATAGGCAACTTGATCCGATGCCATCTTCTCTTTTTGAAGTGCCTTTTCAAGTGCTACACGGGCGTTAGCCTCAGCCATAACAGACTGCGTTTTTGCCTGTTCCAATGCTACCTCTGCGGCAATACGCTGTTGAGTAGCCTGTACCAGCACAGCGTTACTTTTAGCGACATTCGCCTCTATCATGGATGTGGTGGAAGATATGCTTGCCCACCATTTCGCAGCATGGTTAACCACACTACCCGTTATAAGTGCCAAGGTTCCGAGAACTATATTCTCGATATTCTCGGCAGCGGATGAAATTGCACCCGTAAGCCAGTCAATAAGGGACTTGTAAGAGCTTTGCACACCGGTACTATTAACCAGTTCCGTAAAGGTGTTTTTCAGCCGGTTTACAGAGGTTTCCAGGTTATCCGTATCAATATCGGGAATCATCTCGTTAAGTGCTTCGGCAAATTTAGGAAGTACGTCCGCACTCATAAGCTTGCCTTCCTTCATCAGCTTGTCAAGCCCACTTATGGAAACACCGGCAGCTTTTGCCATCGCCTGTAATGCTACAGGAAGGCGCTCACCCATCTGCAAGCGGAGTTCCTCTGAACTAACCTTACCCTTACTCATCATTTGGGAGAGCGCAAGCATGACACCATTGCTATCGTCCGCGCTCATGCTAAAGGCCGTACATGCCCGGGAAACAGATTCAAAGACCTTGCGCTGATCCATCATCGACATACCGGAGATGGACGCGGCGGCTGTAAACTTAGCATAATTAGCCGTCAAAGCATTAATCTCCAACCCGTATTTTTTTGCCAGGTCCAATAGATACCGTTGGTTATCCGCATACCGGGCCATTCCACCCGATACATTTTTCAAAGCAGTAGTAACCCGATTGGTCTCCCGGGCAACATCAATGAACCGGGAAACAAAATTGCTCAAGCCAATGCCACCGGCACCCAATGCAGCCGCAAAGGTCAATATCTGCATCTGCATTGATTTGAATGCGGACTTCACTTGATTAGCCCCTCTCTTAAAATTTTCAGTAAGCAAATTGATTGCTATACTGAACGATAATTTACCC